GCTGTTAAGTCTGGCGCATCACCGGCTGTTAAGTCTGGTGCATCACCACGAATGATGATGAAAGGCCAAGGATCAGCGGTTCCTAGTGGCATGACTCTAAACTCCTCCGGTAAAGTGATAAGTAAGACCACAGGGAGATTTCAGAGTATATCCCAGATCGTAGAAGCAATGGAAGCTGATGGAAGAACTGCCAAACTGGCCAAGTACGCCAAATTCTTTAAGTTTGCAGGTCCTGCGATGGCAGTCCTACCAGCACTTATTGACCCAGCAATGGCGATTTATAATGATGAACCTGAAGATGTTGTTAGAAAAGAGATTGGCGGCGCATTAGGATCGATCAGTGGTGCATACTTAGGGGGACTTGCTGGTGCGGCAGCAACTACATTCATACCTGTAGTAGGACAGTCTGGTATAGGTAACATATTAGGTGGTATAGTCGGAGCCATTGGCGGTGCTGTTGGTGGCGAATACGCAGCAGAGCATATAGCAGACGCCCTTATGGGTGGCCCTGCGGCTGAACCAGTGAATCCTGCGATGATAACTAAGGAGAATTTCGAGACATCATACACTAGATCGGGCGAATCGGCGCTCGGTAAGTACACAGCACCAGACATGATGAATGGTTTTAAACCAATACAAGATATTAAGTCTAATATCGTGCCTAGTAATGTTACAGAGTCTACACAAACGGTGAGTGCGCTCGAGAGTGGCGTATCTATACCACCAGAGTCCACTGTATCAGCAACTACTTCAGACGCAAGCGCTGGACTTCAGCCAATCACGTCTAATATACAGTTCAATACTCCATCCCAGACCGAAAGCAGAATAGAGTCTGTTAGCACCAAAAGTGACACAGACCAGTTCAACTCAGAACGAGTTATCAATCGATTTAACGAGATGAATATCCAGAAAATAGACAGTCTGCGCATAACGAAAGATCAGCTCAGCCCGGTCATTCCTATTAGCGGAAAGCTTGACGCTATCAACAATAATGTGTTGAAGCCCATAAATGCGACGAAAGGAACTGGAGTGAATGTTGTGAATAGCTCTGGAGGAAACACGAACAATACGTCAAATGTCGGAGGATCAAGTAGCACGGTTAATGTGTTTCAGAGTAACGGATCTAATGCACTGGCAAATCATCTACCATCGAGTCAGACATCTAACTGACAAAAAAAGGGAGCGCATTAGCACTCCCCTTTATTAACTTACCATTCTAAATCGAAGATTACTCTTCTGCTAAACTCTTGAAGAAGTCAAGCGAGTCATCATCGTCACTCGATGCTTCAACGCTAGGTCGAGCCGCTGAGGTCGGTGCCTCTGGTGTAGCTCGCTCTTTGAAGTTGGCACTAAACTCCATTCCAACGTCATCCGAAGCTGTGTTACTTGGAGCAGCATCTCGACCATCCAATCCCAGAACTTTGTACAGCTTAGTCTTCAATTCAGTGTAAGACTTGAAGTTCTTCGGATCAATGATATCAGACAAAGAGTGTGCTTTGTTCCAAACGCCTTCCATGTCCTCATCAGAGACGACAGTACCACTCGCTTCTGTCAACGGATTCACAGCGGAGAATTCGGACTTATCGTAGTTACGGTAGCCTTCAACCTGACGGATCTTAAGCTTGAAGTCTGCACCTTCCCAGAAGTCGAACGGGTTGATTGGAGCTTCATCAGCAAACGAAGGATTCATCGCATCGTTCAGCTTATCAAAGATCTTCTTACCGAACTTGTACAAATACGTCTGACCTTCACGAGATGGGTTAGATGGATCTGATACAACGTAGATGTTAGCAACATAGCTTAATCGACGCTTCTGTTTACGTGCTTGCTCTTTATCTTCATCATGGCCAGAGTTCCAGAGCTTAGAGTTGTACTCGGAGCATGGATCGTCCAGATTGATCGTGGTAAGAGAGTTTTCGATGTACCAACCACCAGTGCCTTGAAAGCCGTGATCCCACATACGAACGAATGGCATATCTTCACCCTGGGGTGCTGGGAGGAATCGGATTACTGCGTAGCCGTTGCCTGCTTTATCGACATCTGGTTTCCAGAAACGATCATCACCGCCTTTCTTTGTGGCAGATCCCATTGATTGTAGCTGGGAGTTCAGTTTGTCAAAAGAGTTTGAACGAGCTTGCTTTAGTGCAGAAAATGATGTAGCCATATGGGTATTCCTTAATATTACGATTTATGTTATATGTTTGTTTTGGTATTGCTTTATTATACTATAGAACGGAGTATCTGTCAAGACATATTTTGCGCATTTTAGCTTTATCGTATGATAAAAATGGCTTATAGTTTTGAACAGTCTTATTTATACTCGGATAAACTATCGTATCATTGATAGCTCGATCCCAGTACTTGAAGCAGTGTGTGAGGTCATCTAGTATGATGAGACTCTCAATGCTAACTCGTTTAGTATTATAAAGCTTTAGTACGCTAGGGTACTGTCCATCTTCGACAACAAAGTTACTGTTGAAGTCATCATCTAACTCCTCCAGCTCATTCTTAAATACATAAGTGATTGCTTGTTGCCGCTTCGACCACTCGGTGTAGATAGTATTCGCATACTCGCTATTGACCAAATCGCCTATCCATAAGTTGGGTTTCTGTATCAGGTTCGCTAACACGAAGTCTTTACAGTCCCGTCTCTTAGCCAGTTTATAGAAGAAGAACTTGTCCTTTCTATTCTCAAAGCTATCGACGCTTAGTCGCATCTTACCACCGTACTTGACGTAATCGTAGCTAGTGGTAAAGTGCTTCTTCATTGCCATGTAGTAAGTGTACAACTCGAAGGCGTCTCGAGTGGTGTACATCGACGTTCCTGTCATACTACCATTCCCGGTAAACGTACTAACTTCTCGACCAGATTAAGCTCCTCAGCTTCCATGTAAATCTTAGCTCGTAACACGGGTGAGCGCCGAATGATCTCTCCAACGACTTCTACCTCTAATTTATGTCTCTCTGCATAGTCAATAACAGCATCGATATAGGGCACACCCTTGGTAATCATCTCAGCTATATCCACCATGATACACTCAGAGCTTAGCTTGTTTAGTATTTCTAGATCCTGTTTTTCGATGATGGTGTTCCCTATTATCAATGTGTGGTTCTAGAATATGGCCGCAGAACGGCCAAGGCGTTTACTGTACAGTTTCGAGCAGTGCTTCGATCTCTTCGATCTCAGACATAAGTTCGCTCATGTTCTGCTTATGGAAGATACGAGCCATCTTAGACAGGTACTTCTTTGGGATGCCGACATCTTCTTCCAGCGATACAAGAGCTTCTTTGATGAACGAGCGCTCAGCTTCTTGACGCAGATAGGAGTTACTGATTTCGGTCATGCAGCCTTTGATACGCTTCTTGTCTGCATCTGATGTTGGTATGATAATTCCAGTCATGTTATATTCACCTTGTACGTTAATTTTAAAGTTCGTGCTAAATGCACTATCATGG